TAATTTATCTAATTACGAAGGTGCTATAGACAACGCAATAACATTCGATATTAGCTGTGTAAAACAGAGTTGTGATATTAAGAAATCTACTAACAATGTGTAAAAAAATGAAAAAATTATTATAAAAATAAACTAGTATGAAATCATTGTTTACTGTTTTAATTTTTTGTATCGTTTTATTCATTTATATACATATAAATTTTCATTTGCGGACGAGTGATGATTTAGAAGTATATGAAATTGACCAACCATCGAAAGATAAATTAGAAGAAATTTGTGATATTCGTCAACCGGTGATTTTTGATTATAATATTGATGGTCTTATGACTCATTGTAATTTAAATACAGTTGAACAAAACTATGGTGCATTTGATATTAAAGTAAGAAATGTTAAAGAATATGATGATGTTAGTGAAATGTATTTACCATTGACTATGGGAACTGCTACGGAAATATTTAGAAAGGATTCAGATGAGCGATATGTTAGTGAAAATAATTCGGAATTTTTAGAAGAGACTGGTTTAGCTAAAGAGTTTCAATATAATGATATATTTTTAAGACCATATTCGTTATGTAATTGTAAATATGATTATGTGTTTTCTTCTACAAATACGAAAACACCATTAAAATATGAACTAAATTACCGTAATTATTTTTTGGTAACTCAAGGAAAGATTACGGTTAAGTTAATCCCTCCAAAATCATCCAAATATTTGTACACAATTAAAGATTATGAGAATTTTGAATTTCTCTCTCCAGTAAACCCATGGTGTGTTCAATCACAATTTAAAGCTGACTTTGACAAATTGAAAACATTGGAGGTTACAATTAATCCAGGACAAATTATATTTATACCAGCATATTGGTGGTATAGTTTTGAATTCAGTGAAAATACAAGTTTATGTGTATTCAAATATAAAACTTATATGAATAATGTAGCTATTTCAAACCATTTGTTAGTTAATTTACTTCAAAATCAAAATGTTAAGAGGGATAGTGTGAAGAAGAAACAAATTGAGCAAGACTCGAAAGCATATTCTAATGTTTCCGTAAAGAATACTATAATTGAGCCAGTTAACGATGCCAATGAAAACTCCGATCCAACTTTACACCCTTGAAGATTTAAAAATGTTAGCGTAGAATCTACACCTATTGGTGAAATAGGAGGAACAACTAGTAATCTTCTTGGTACAAACATTAGCGATTAATTTAAAAATTGAACTACAATATTAGTAATATAAACATAATATTACTAATATTACTATTATATTTAATAATAAAATAATGACAGAATTTGACGATAATTTTGTTAATAACAAATATAAAATAATTATAGATGATAGAAATTATACAGAATGGAAACTATATGAGTCCTTACATTTAAATCAAGTTGATAAATTACCTATAGATCCATGTACGGAAAAACTATTTTCAGGAGATGTATTTGAATACAATACAACTACAAAGACTGTAGATATAATTCACTCGACATTACGGTCAACTATCAATATACCTGGTATTTTAGTATTAAAAGGTGGAAAAACATTTGGAAAGGCTACTGGTAAAGTTAGTGGAAAAACTAATGATAAATATTTATATAAGTGTATTCCAGATGATAAACGGATTCCTGTATTTACTATACCATATGCTTTGAAAATTGGGTTCTCTAAAAATATTGACAATAAATATGTTCTCTTTCAGTTTGATAACTGGAATGGGAAACATCCTGAAGCAACTCTTTTAAATGTATTAGGTGATGTAGATATATTGGCCAATTACTATGAGTATCAGTTGTATTGTAAAAGTCTATATGCATCAATCCAAACATTTAATAAAGCTACATCAGATGCTCTTAAGAAAAAGACTGAGCCGGAATTTATTAATGATATGATTGAAAAATATTCTTTAATCGATAGAACGAATGAAAAAATATATAGCATTGATTCACATGATACTACTGATTATGATGACGCGTTTAGTATAACTGAACATACTAATCTAGATAGTGAATATAGTGGATATAAAATTAGTATTTATATAGCTAACGTTCCGATGTGGATGGAAGAATTAGATATATGGAATGCCTTCTCAGAGAGAATATCCACCATCTATTTGCCCGACAGAAAAAGACCCATGATGCCGAATCCCTTGTCAAATTGTGTATGTAGTTTATGTGAAGATGTAGTGAGATTAGCATTTGCTTTAGATATTACCATCATTAATAATGAGATCGTTGGTTATAAATTTGAAAATACTTATATTAAAGTCTATAAAAATCATGTATATGATAGCAAGGAACTTCTGGCTGATGCAAATCACCAGAAAATGTTTGATGTCGTAGATAAATTATCAAAGGTGTATAAATATACCAGCAAAATTAAGACGAGTGGTGACTTGGTTAGTTATTTGATGATTTTAATGAATTATTATACAGCACTTGAAATGACAAAACATGGAAATGGTATTTATCGTTCAGTGAATTTTAATAAAGATGTTGAAAAACAAGCCGGTCTACCCGAGGATGTGAATAATTTCTTGAAAATATGGAATAGTTCTTCCGGACAATATGATTTATATAACGAGAGAAAATCACACGAAATGCTAGAACTGGATGCATATATCCATTGTACATCTCCTATTCGACGTTTGGTCGATCTATTAAATATGGCACGACTACAACAAAATTTGTCACTCACAGTTTATTCTACTAAATTTGAAGAGTTTGAAAAAAACTGGACTGGTCGTCTTGAATATATTAATACTACCATGCGTGCTATTCGTAAAATTCAAAATGATTGTAATCTATTGGAAATGTGTACCAATAAACCAGAAATATGTGAACGAGAACACAATGGTTATATATTTGATAAATTGGAGCGTAGTGACGGATTGTTTCAATATATTGTTTATTTGCCTGAATTGAAAATTGTTTCCAGACTTACAATACGAAATGAAATGACGGATTACAGTAATTATAAATTTAAAATATTCGTATTTCACGACGAATCATCATTAAAAAAGAAAATTCGTATACATTTAGTTGAATAGATTATAGACATTTGTGAAGATGTTACAGAAAATATTTTTTGTATTTGTTTTTACACCATAACTCTTTTTACTTGACGCTTACTTTTATAAATGACACTACCAACATCACTACCTTTTTTTAAATTACTACATTTTGTGTAACATACCTTAACATTTTTTAAGTTTTTGTATTTTGTTTTACTTTTACACAATTCTGACGCGTACATGATCGTTTCATTATCTGGACATTCGTCACATATAATAACATGACAAGATGGAAATGAATCTAAATGAAGCCATATATAATCACATTCAAAATCAATAATATCCCAATTATCTTGAGCATTTTCTCCTAGAATAATATTTGTTTCATTGTATTCAAGTTCTTTCATATTGTATTCTCTGATGAGTTGTATTAACGATGTATTAATAATACTATATTTTTGTATAGTATTATTTTAATCAATTTTTCTAGTTAAGGATTTTACTCAAAATAAATATGACTTCTTGTAATGGTGTCATCATGTTTTAGTTTTATATCGTTCACTCTATGTTTTGAATGTTTTTTATATTCCTTAATGGACATCCAGTATGTATGTGTTCTTATATTATTTGGCATCATAATGTATAACATAATATATGAAAGAATCTTTATATTGATATGTATGATGTATAGTTACATATATGGTCTATAATGGTGCACCCCAATCACTAAAACCATTGTTAAAATAATCGTAGTTTGTGGGGGTGTTCGTATGAGTTTTAATAACAGACAATAATTCACCACTATCCGCCATTCTTTTTAATTCATCGTAACCACCAATGTTTTTTCCATATACGAAAATATTTGGTACTGTAGTTCTACCAGTTTGCTTTTTTAAATTATTTGCTATAATTTGTCCATTTGAAATTTTATCTAGTTCATATATTTGTAATCCAACATGGTAATCATTTAATAATTGTATTGATTTTACACAATATGGACATGTTGTTTTGCTAAACACAGTAATTCCTCTTGGGTCTACATAAAAATCTAACATAATATATGTTACATTTTTATCTTATTTTTTAATTATTAACACAGCTATTGGAAAAGTTAAGAAGGCTTTTCAATAATATTTTCTTTTTTAACGAAATGTTTATTCATGAAACGCTGAATATTAAAATATGTAATCACAGCATCTGGGTCGGTTCCTAATAAACATTGTAATTTTTCGTCAGGTTTAATGACCTTGTTATTTTCTTCATCTGTTAATGAGTGATCCTTAATATATGAACAAATAAATTTTGTTACTTCTGTTCGTGCAATACTAGTACCTTCTTCTTTTCCCATGAAAAGACATAAATCTTTTGATATTGGAGATGCAGCAGCAAATCCAGATGGTTTTCTACTACATTTATTCTGTTTTTTAATAATTTCTTTTTTATTTTGTTTAATTTCTTTTTTCACATTTTTTTCTAAACTCTTTATTTGGTTTGACATTGTAGTTATCTGAATTTTAAATAGACTAAGAGTATTTAATAATGATCCAAATTGGTCATTGAAATATTCATCTGCACTTGTAATTTGTTCATTATTTTCGGGTGGTTCTGTATTTGACATAGTATACATTACATACGTGTAGTATCTTTATATGATGTTTCAATATATTAAAATATTTTATGTAGGGAGAAAAGTAGATAGAGTAAAAATATAATACATAATTATATTATATTTTTTATTTGTATACTTGTATTTTTTTGAAGATTATTTTTATGCTGTTTCGTTATTGTTTTCTTCTGTATTATCTTGAAGGAATGTATCGCTTCTAACTAGTTTTGGCTTTACCATCGGAAAATCAGGTGTCTCTACATTAGCCGAGTGAGAAGAATTGTTCACACCATTATTGTGAGCACGACGTCTAGGTCTAGATGAACGATTCGCATTTCTGGTTTCACACAATAAATTGCCTCCATTTACACCTCGAATATTAGCCGATTGATACTTATAATCCTTACCAGATTCTACAGTGGAAAGGATAAACTCCACATATTCTCCTTGAACAAGATATTTATATTGTTCCTCACTAACACAAATAGCAGAATGGTGTGAAAATACATCCATACCTACTTTATCACCACCAATTGGTCCATCAATGATGGTGATAAAACCATATCCAGCCTTATTATTAAACCACTTTACACGACCATGGTACACTGTTGTAATTGTTTCCTCCGGAGAACTCATTATAAGTATACATTATCTTTTGTCTTTAAATCATTTGATATGATTATTGTTCTACTATCCTACATCATTGTAATTGTCTGATATCAGTAAATATGTATTTTATCACTCTACATAGTTTCAAATAAAAAACGTATGTATTCGTAATTTGGTTCGGATGTATATTCTAAACTATAACAATAAACTAACATGATGTTTATTTTTTCTGGAAGACCTTTACATAAAATATTTTTATGTATATTGAGAGAAATATAATTAAAATTGAAAATAATAATTACTTAGACCTAATTTATAAATATTAATAATCATGGTTGTATTATGTACATCTGCTTACACAAATGAAGATTCAAATGTTACCCATCATTTTGAGACCTTTCCATTTCCTCTTAGTGACTTTCAAAAATATGCTATTCAATCAATAGTTGAAGGCAATCATATTTTAGTTACTGCCCATACAGGTAGTGGAAAAACACTTCCTGCCGAATTTGCTATTGAACATTTTGTAGCCCAAGGTAAAAAAGTTATCTACACATCGCCTATTAAAGCACTATCCAATCAAAAATTTCATGAATTCACAAAAAAATTTCCTCATATTTCGTTCGGTATATTGACAGGAGATATCAAATTCAATCCAGAAGCCGATGTTCTCATTATGACTACAGAAATATTACGCAACACTTTACTACAAAAAACAATCGACGATCAAGTCGATACAAAAACGGTTCCAATGCAATTCGAAATGGACTTTCAAAATGAATTGGCTGCAGTTGTATTTGACGAAATCCATTATATTAACGACTTAGACCGTGGTAAAGTTTGGGAAGAAACAATTATGTTCTTACCTAGTCATATTCAATTAATAATGTTGTCGGCTACAATTGATAAATCAGAAATATTTGCTCAATGGATAGAAGATGTAAAAACAACTGAAGAATATCAAAAAAAAGTATACTTAGCACCCACAAATCATCGTGTTGTTCCACTAAATCATTACTTATATACAACGGTTCCTCAAGGAATTATGAAAAATATCAAGGATAAAGAGTTTATTAAATATATTAATGAGTTTCTACATAAACCAATTCCAATCAAGAATAGTGCTTCACAATTTCATAGAGATAATTATGATAAAGTTCGAAAATTATTGGAATATTGTCGCAAAAATAATTGTCATATCAAACCATCGTATGTATTAAACGAGGTTACTAAATATTTAAATGAAAGCGGGATGTTACCTGCTATTTGTTTTGTGTTTTCCCGCAAGCTAGTGGAGAAGTATGCACAAACAATTAATATCAGTTTGTTTAGTGATGATGAATCAAATATTCCATCTATTATTCGTCGTGAATGCGAACAGATATTGAGAAAGTTGCCGAATTTTAAAGAATATCTCAATATGCCTGAATTTGAAATGATTACACGACTTTTGGAAAATGGTGTAGCTATTCATCATTCTGGTATAATGCCCATCTTTCGTGAAATGATTGAACTATTGTTTGCGAAAGGATATGTTAAGTTATTGTTTGCTACCGAAACTTTTGCAGTTGGTATTAATATGCCAACCAAAACTGTATTGTTTACTGGATTTGATAAATTCAATGGTTCGTCTATGCGTATGTTGTATCCACATGAATATACACAAATGGCAGGTAGAGCCGGTAGGCGTGGTCTCGATACAATTGGTCATGTCATTCACTTAAACAATATGTTCAATCTACCATATGGACATGATTACGAACAAATGGTCAATGGCAATCCACAGACACTTCAATCGAAATTTTCCATTTCATATAATTTAGTTCTAAATTTCCTACAATTTAATAATAACACACTTGAATTTGCTGATAAAAGTATGTCGAATGGTGAAATTCAACGAACTATACAAGGAGTCCGTGATCATATTAGTCATTTGAAAAACGATTTGACTACAAAGGAAACGAATCCTACATATGCTTATGTCATGAAAAATATGAATGAATTTGAAAAATATATTCAAATGTGTGAAGATGTTAAAACATGTAAACAAAAGGCGCGTAAACAGATGGAGCGTGCCATGTTAGAGATGGAATCTAGTAGTAAACAATTTAAAGGACAACTTGAACAATACAACTCATTATTGGCAATGAAGGCAGAAATAAGACAAAATGAAGAATACATGGATACTTTAGGTTGTCATTTTAATAATAGCTTCAATAATGTTCTTCAGTTTCTTCAACAATATAATTATGTTAAGGAAGAACTATGTGATGTTGACACAAATAAAAGCAATATTGTTATCCAAGAAAAGGGTGGAATTGCCACATTCATTCAGGAGACACATTGCTTGGCATTTACTGATTTCCTTATTAAAGAAGAATATTTGAAAAAATATAATTCTTATGAAATTGCTGCAATCCTGAGTTGTTTTGCAAATATTCGAGTAAAAGAAGACAAAAAAATACATAATGCATCGTATTTAACTACAAATACACAATTGAATGAATCATTACAATCAATGTCAGCGATATATAACGATTATATGGATGAAGAACTTCGTTCTGGAATAAGTCAAGCGAATAATTTGGAATACCTGTTTGAATTTGTAAATCCGGTATTAGAATGGTGTGAAGCAGAAGATGAGAAAACCTGTAAGGATATTATGAAGAAATGCGAATTTGAATATGAAACATTTCCTGGTGAATTTATTAAAGCCATTTTGAAAATAAATAATATGGTGAATGAGATGAAAAATGTGGCTGAATATATGGGAAATGTTGAACTATTACATAAGTTAACCGCTATTCCTGATTTAACCCTGAAGTTTGTAGCCACAAATCAATCATTGTATGTGTGATACATGAAATAAAATTGAATAACTTTATAAAGAACA